TTATATACTAGCATACGTACTATGTACTACTGAATTTAGGGTGTACCCCCTTCATTGTCAATTGTAATGTATTACTTCGTAATTCCTTAGTATCTCTTTAACCAAAAAAAATTTCATTCTTCAATTTTTTTTGGTTAGGCGAAAAAAAAATAATTTTCATGCACATGGATTTTTTGGCAGGTAGTAGCCCCTGCGCCTTTGGTGGCGCAGGAACAGGAACAAGAATTAACTAGCAATATATTTTTTGTAGTCTTGGATAATATCCACCAAAGGAAAAACATTATCCGTTTCAATACATTCATCAATGAAATTATGAATTTCAATTTCAGTCATATTAATCAGTTCCTCATTTGTAGGAACATTATAATAATCTAAATTGGTGTATTGATTATCAAGATCATCAAAATAATTATTGTAATTATTGTATTGGATTTTTGGTTTACTGAATTTGAAAATTTGATCATTCCAATAATCATTTGAAAACCAATTAGCCCCACGATAATTTCCTACTTTCTCATTCACGATAATAAACTTTTTTGTTTTACTATCTAAGAATAAAAGTTTGTCATTACCAATATGATCTTCTAATTCTTCAATATAATTTTTTTGTAAAATTATATTTGGATTGTTTTTAAATACTTGTTTCAAATAGTGTTCGTTGAAATGCCAAGTATCCGAACAATTTTTATGAACTAATGGTATTGGTAATCGTGGTCCATTATGCATAAATCCAATTGTTCTTTTATCATCTTGATAACTTATAAACGGATGACAATTTTTTTTATTTGTTTTGCCTTCTGTTGTAAATCTAAAATGCATAGCAATTTGATTTGTTGTTTTGGCTCTGTGTAAATTTAAAAAGTTTTTTACTTCATTAAAATTTTTAGGAACAAATTTATCTGAAATAAAATTATCTTTATTATCTAAATACATAACACCAAAGCCATGACTGTTTCTTTTGTATGCAATTTCTAAGTCTTTATAATTTAGAGATTGAACATCATTTGCTAAAATAATTAAGCACATATTATATTTCCTCGCTTTCTAATTCTATCTGTTCTTGGTTGTTGTTTCTGAAATCAGTTATTAAAGTTTTAAAATTTGTATAAACATAATTCCATTCTTCAATATTTTCTAAATGATCAAAATGTTTTCGATCATCTAAAAAGAAAAATAAGTTTTCAAATTTTCTACTTATGTTTTTTAATAACCAATCAAAATAATATTCCCAAGTTATATTCTCAGCATTATCTTGATCTGATGATCTAATCCACTCATTAACACTATGAACAAATTCTAAGTATCTGAAAAAAGAAATTTTCTTTAAGTTCGATCTGAAAATTCTAATTTCAATTGTATGTTCATTATTAAAGTTAATAACTCTATATTTGAAATCCTCACCACTAGTTCTTATTGGATCATCAAAGGTAATTGAAGGAACAAATTGACAATATCCATAGCT